CGGACGATGCCCGGTTCTCCACGCGGCGAGACCCCTATTGTAGACCGTCTTGAGGGTCTTCAAAGGCACGCCAGTAGCCTTAGCAATTTCAGGGAGAGATTTGACTCCTGGGTACATCTTTCTAAACTTTTGCGTGTAGGAAGAAGTCTTTGTTTTCTGTCCCTTGTCCGTCTTGAAATCTTTGTAGTCTCTCCGGAGCATCTTCTTATAGCGGGTCTCGACCTCCTTGAGGGTGGTGAGCCCCCTGAAATATTTGAGGGGTGCATAGATCTTGCCCTCAGATTTACGCAGCTCCCCAACCTTCTTGGTAATCTGAGCATCGCTCAGAGGCATCTTACCTTTTGCCGAGATATTTTACTGCCACTTTTATATCGGGAAATAGGCGGTTACCCAACTTCACGCGCCCCGAGTTAGGATTGTAGTACCCTGTGTAACCCTCGAAAGTTGCCCGAATGAAATCACCCATATAAAAAATACAACATTATTTTAATAAGTCAGGATGGGTCTCTCGATTATCATGGGGAACATGTTTTCAGGTAAGACATCTGAACTTATTCGAAGGTTGAAACGACTCAAGGTTCTCGGTAAACAAATCATGGTCATCAATTCTGCCAAGGATACACGATCTCCAGATGAAGTCCTGAAGACCCATGATAATGTTAAATTTGATTGCCACAAAGCATTCGAACTTATCAAACTTATTGACACACAAGCTTTTGAAGATTCCGAGATTATCGCCGTCGACGAAGCACAATTTTTCCCTGATCTCCAACACTTTGTTCGGTACTGCCTAGGTGCGGACAAGGACATCATCATCGCGGGTCTTGATGCTGACGCGTTCCAGAGGAAGTGGGGTCAAATTCTCGATTGTATCCCCTTAGCGAGTGAAGTGACAAAGTTATCCGCTCTGTGTATGCATTGTGGGAATGGTAAACCTGGACCATTCACAAAACGCACAGTAGATAACACTGAGCTCGAACTCATTGGTGGAAGTGATATGTATATGGCGGTATGTCAGAAACATCTATGAACATCCAGAATTAAAACAACTCTCCGACCCTGACCAGTCTTGGTAAGTTCGTGGTACCGTGCGTGATCAAAGAGGTACTCCTCACCTTCCTTGTGTACGTGAGGTCCCTTCTCAGTATAGAGTGTACAGTCACCTCCACCCTCTATAGTAAGATGATACCGAAGTAGGAGGTTTGTCTCTGCACGATGCGGTGCGATAGTCATTGGACCTTCGACAATTGCGAAAAGTGCAGTCTCTTTGTTTATACAAGGAATCTGATCGATGAGATTTTTCAAAAGTGGAAAATTTTCAGCTCTGTAGAAGTAGTAGTTGTCATTCTTCTCAAACCATGGATCAAGATCGTGGAAGTATTGTTTCTCAAGTTTCTTGGAAACTTTCCCAAACTCTTTTTGAATCTTTCGAAAATGAAACTTTATGAGCCATAGACCTGGATGATCTAGAACCCTATAGTTTGAAAATCCAGTGATTATGTCAATTATCGTGTTTCGCATACCCACCAGGGGTCTTCGTGGATTCTGAAAATACAGGCGGTCGATGGGTGCCTTCAGATAATCATGGAGAACCAAACCCACAGGTATCAGGATGAGAGGCCACATTATTTTCTCTGCAGATAATAAAAATGCCCGGATACGGTGGACCAATGGAAAAGTACGCCCCCGCCCCTGTCGAAGAAGTTGAAACTGTCGAGAAGCGCTTCACCATGCCCAAGATGCCCGCTCTGACCATTGTTCAGATTATGCTCGTCGCCACTATCGCTCTTTACGCCTACAGCGCCCGTAAGATGAATGGTGTCGTCGTCTCCAGCCTCGCACTCACCGTGGCTCTCCTCCACATCTACGACCACATGTACCGTGTGAAGCGTGGTCCTGAGCAGCTTTTCTTCCTTCCCAAGAAGGAAGCTTACGGCTGCATGGCGTGCAAGTAAATTTTATCAGTAAAAGATAAGTATGCGCGTCAAGATTATAAAAAGTCCTGATCGTAAGAAAAAGTTCAGGGCTGTCTTAGAAGACGGCAGGACTGTTGACTTTGGTGCCAGTGGATATTCAGACTACACCAAACACAAGAATCCTTCACGTATGCGTTCCTATGTACTCAGACATGGCGGTCAAGTACCCAAGAGGACAATAGCAGAGAGAGATCCCAAAAAGATCCATAAAATGATGCTCAATGTGACATCGAGTGATAAAGAAGATTGGAAGTTGAGTGGTATCGGTAGGGCTGGTTTCTGGTCCCGCTGGTACCTCTGGGGTCATCCATCGTTTGAGGGTGTCGAGAAGTTCATGTCTAAGAGGTTTGGAATCACATTCCACAAAGTTCCCTAGCGGCTATTTCAACGTAGTTTACTGACGCACCCAATGGTTCCATCGCTTCCTCCATTATAGTCCCACTTTTTTTCATACCCCCAATAGTTAGTATATCCCCAGGTTGGTTATAAGGAGGAGTAGTTCTAGTAGCTCTAATTTTTTTAGCAGCAGCACAAAATGATGCAACCCCTTCTGGATTGGTTTTACGAATGTTCTCTACCTGTAACTTATTTTCCTTGTCAGTTTTCTTACCAGTTCTTCCCTTAGAAAAATCATTTATAAATGGCGCCTGCGCAACTAAATCCCCAATTCCCGACACCTTCAAGAAGTGTGGTCCAGTCCTAGGAATCAGACCAGCGAAGAAGGCGGCGGCTGAAGAGGATGATGAACAGCAAGAGAGTACACATACGGCAAGAAGGATTTGTGCCATCCTATACCTTTATCTTTTATTTAATTTTGCGAGTTCCAAAGCACGTTTCACGAACGCCTTATCCCGTTTAATCTTAGGATCCGCGGCGATAAGACGCAACAACGTAGCAGTGGGGATCTTGGGGCTATTCCCCGTGGGTTTGGGCATCTTCTTCAACTTTTTCTTCGCTTCTTGAAGTTGTTTCACACCTGGCATTTATTATGGGCGGAGACCTTTTTTCGCGAGAGTCGCCTTGAGCTCAGCCATAAGTTTGGCGCGCTTATTGTTTAGCACGGGTTTCCTAGGTGGAGGAGGTGGAGGAGGTGGAGGGGGGGCGCGAGCGCCTTGCGACCTGGGTGTCGCCATAGGAGCAACTACGGTTTGACAGATACGAATAACTTTTTGGGCGTTCTTGACGCTGTTCTCAAAGTTCATAGTAATCTTGGAGCGGAGTTCTCTCGCGGTAAGTTTCACACGCTTTCCGTCGACAGTCTTGGTGACACGGAGACCTAGCTTCTTAGCTTTATTTTTCAGGTCCTTGTACTGCATATATTAGTACACAAGAAAATCATAAAACGTCTTGATGTCTCCATCATTAATCAACTTGACAAATTCCTGATCGGTTTTCGAGAACATAAGTGGATTTGGTGATGCCATCGTAAACGCGCGATCGATAGTTACCCCAACCTCATCCAGGTAAATGAGTAAGTTTGTGATTTGTTCCTGAGGCAACACATCTAAAGAAATTCTGAATTTTCCAACTGAAAAGTCGTACCCATTATCCTTAGTTTTTATGAGTAATTGTCTTTTTATAAACTTTTCTAAATCAGTATGTGGATTATGACCGATTCGTACATCACACTTGAGATACTCCATCAAGTCCCGAACACCGTGCGCGATGAGTTTCACAAACGCACGTTTTTCGGGTGTCATACTTACAATGTATAAAGATAAAATATGAATTCATGTCAAGATGAGTGAAGTTCACGAACTCAAAATGTTGATTCACAAAGTTTTACTTCCACGGATTAGACAACTTGAAGAAGAAGTTTCTTCACTCAGAAAACACACGTGGCCATATGTCCAAAGTAATCGTGAGAAACATCAACTTGACGACATCGAGGTGAAGAAGGATTTTTTCCAACATCTCGATGAAGACACAGTTAAGGAACTTTTACTTGAGAAGGCGAAACTTACGAGGACGCCAGGATTTCACAGGAGAGAATACGATCTTACAAATAATTTTTGTTGATGTACTATAAATGGGACTTGTGTTTTCTTTGATCCCAGGTCTCGATATGCCTAAAATCCCATTCATTTCTGACCTCTTTAAAGGAGATGATAAACCCATGAAGACCGAATGGCTTGCTGCTTATATCTGTGGTATCTTGTGTTCTATACTTGTGGTGTACGGTGTTATGAAGATGCCATTCAAAACACCACCGCTCATGATGATGGCGTGCGTCTGCTCATCTTGTTGTAGTTCCTCGACTTCGCGTGTCGTGTCAGACATTAAAAAGCGCGTTTAAAAAAAGTCGTCTGTCCTGTACATTTTCACTGTGAATGAACCAGCCTTACCAGTCACGGAGACTGTTTCATTTCCATAAAGTTCCTGGCACCCGATATCTTCTATGCAATCACGGCCATTGTGGCTTACAGAGATGGGGTACAGATTCTCGCCTCCAGTGGTTGTGTAGTAGTGGTAACG